CACTGTCCATGATAGCCAGGGTCTCTGCCAGCCAGTGGGCCTCCGGTGCGGGCAACAGCATGCGCAGCTTCCCACTTTCCGTCTTCCTCACGCCGGTCGTCTCGATACCATTGCAAACATCAGCAACAACCTCTATCACCTGCTGCTCATCTAGGTTTGCCAGCCATGCTACTTTGCTTGGGCTATCCACAGCATGCTCCCTGCCTTCCCACATTACAGACAACTTCCCTCTGAGAGCCTTGCAGCTACCTGTAGCAGAGTATTTGCCATAATACGCCAGCATATCCATCAACGTCTCTTGACCATGGCGGTGCATCACATGAGCTGCGCGGCGCCTATCTTGACCCAGGGACTCATCCACCAGTGTTTTAACAGCTGCGCACTCGGACCGCTCTTTGTGTTAATTATCTTGGTGGGGTTTAGTTTCATCCTGTCAACCAGTTCACCTGACACATCGAGATCCTGGAAATCATACCGGCCCGAAAGCAGCTGCATGTACAACGCAGAATCAGCATCATCAACAGTGACACCAAGTGGCAGAATGTTGAGGGCGCCAGAAGATCGGACAACAGCGTGAACAGCCTTGCCGAGCTGTTCAAGCTCTTCGAGGCCATAGTCCAACCACCCATGTCTGATCATACTAGATACCAAGGACTTGCCAGTGGTACCGGACAGGTAAAACAGACCCAACCTAGCGACGCACTGTCCACCAAGCCCCAATGCCCTCTTGGCCAGCAGAGAGGCGAAGGCACTGTCTGTGTCCCGCAAAGCAGCGAAGACTACACTAGCATCATAGGTCTCTCTTATAGTCAGCTGCTGCGACGTACAGGGGAACAGGATGCGCAACACCTTATTGCAGCCTGGCCCACCAGCCGAGGCAGCTTTGGCTGCAAGATCACCCCATAGGGTTGGGTCAGCCGCAAGCCTTCCCGCATAGCCTGGGACCCGCATGAAATCATCGATTGCCTTGCTTTGGTCATCAGTCAGACCTCTGGTCACGGACACCTGCTCACTATAAACAACACTCAGCCCACGCCTTGCCCGCCTTCTGGTGCTAGAACGAATATCCGAGAACAGATCCCGTACACCGGACCACACCCACTTAGCTCGCTCACTCACACCATACCTCCACACGTGACCAGGCACTATATTGCTGAAGCATGTTTTATATACTTTACATAGCACCGAGCTTGGGATGGCTCTAAGCTCACTTAGCCTATGCAGCGCCTCCGCAGTATCAGCATCAATTGTAACATCATCATAGGAACTCAAGGTCCACAGCCACTCACACCCGGCACTCGCAGCTGCAGGTCGGGTCA